CGATTCAGACCATCGGAGCATTTCTTCTCCTCCCCACAATAGATAGGAGATAGTGCCACAGGCTTCATCGTCTTCCGGATTATAATACTCTTGGGCCCTGGACAAATAGCTGTAAGTTCTCTTGATTGTGTCCTCGCTCAAGGCTTCACCAGATGCAATCTGTTGGGCCCGATTTTTCCCGACCAATGTAGCGCACTTGTTCCCTATCGCCTCATTCAATCGGATGCCGCGCTCTGCATTCGCCTTGGCTGCCTCCGGGTAGTCTGAGTATGATTCGAAGTTCCTCTTCTCCCAATAGCTGTAGCAGATGGCCGCTGCTTGCTCCTGCTCCTTACCTTCTTCCAGGAGTGCCGGAATGCACCGGCCGATGAATTCGGATTCTTCCTCACCTGGTCGCGGCTCTACGAATTCTTCTTTGCTGAAGAAATGGAAGTCTTCTTCTATTGCCGGAGATTGCACCAGGCTAACCTGAGTCAGGCCATCGCCATCCTCAATTTCCAAATAGTATATTGGCTCTGCCATCATTAGTAATGTATCACTTTCGTTTTTGTTCGGTAATCATGGCCTCAAAAGAGATGGCAATCTTCTGCCCCATTGCCCTTCCGAGATACTCACTGAATTCATTGAAGGTATCGTCGTTGATAATCTTGGAGAAGAACTTATTCCCCTTGTATCCCCTTGTGTGAATCTTCCTGGCGATTGCCTTGGCGAGAGACAAGTTCTTCTCTGCCCGGGTCTTGCCTGGCTGATCATCTACGGATATGCCTTTCTGCGATATCCATCCGGTTGGGCCTGATAATGCCCTCACCACTTCCCCATCTCCGCTGTTGCGAGTCTTCTTCCTGTCACCATCTACCCATTGGTAGTGTTCAGCAGCCTGTATTCTTCCGATGACAATGTCTCCTCTCTTCACCACAGGCACAGCAGCCAATGATTGATACAGGCTCTTACTCGCCCGACCGGATGTCGGATTGCCTGGCATCTTGGAATTGAGAAGGCTTGTCTCAAGTCTCTTGGTAGTGTATTTGGACCACCCATCTACCAGGTCAGACAGAAGGTCTCCGGTGAATGTGGGCTGCTCTATCTCAGCCTTGCCCATCCGATTGAGTGCCTGCCGCTGTAGGGCTGTCAGTTTGCCATTCATATCACTGAAACTCCTCTATTCTGCCTGACTCTGCGCTGTGTATTGGTGATGTCACCCTCAGTCACATAGACTCTGTTATCGAATTGCCCTGCGAACTGAGTCCCTCCACCCAATGAACTTGCCGCGCTCTGCAATTGTGGAACACCTCTGCCTGGTGATGGAGCAGGAACATTGCCGCCTCCTGCCGGATTGCCGGATTTCACGATGCGGATGGCCCTGGCTGAATTGGTCAGTATCACAGCAGAGATGGCCGCGAACTTCGCGAGACCGGCAAGACCACCGGTCACCTGGTTGTCTACAGATGTGGTAGATTGCGTATTCTTCAATGCAGCCATCAATCCTGTGCCGGTATCGTATGCGATCTGTGCGAGTGCAATTGCCTTCGCTGTCTTGGAGTTTTGCCCTGCGATATCCGCGATGGCATTCAGGGAAGAAACTACATTCTCTTCCAGAGTCTTCTTGAACTCTGCCTGTGCCTGAAGCATCTTCCGCTCATTGGCAAGACGAGTCTCAGCCGCCATCTGCCTGCCCTTTTCAAATTGGTCAATGACATCCTGCCTGCGCTTCTCTTCCTCCAGACGCTCTTTCTCCAATCGCGCATCCGCATCATCCAATAGCTTCTGCTGCCTCGCTGCTTCCTCCGCTGCTGCCTTTTCATCGTCAAGTTTCTGCTTGGCTGCATCGGCTGCATTCTTAACTCGCTTCTCTTCCTCCTCCTTCAGCCGTTGCGTTTCCTCCTGTGCTGCCTTGACTCTTTCATCCGCAGCCTGCTTGTCCATCTGTTTTATGGCCAATTTGTGACCGGCCACAGTATTCTGCATGGAGACCAATTCATCATTCATGGCCTTCTCATTCTCCGCAGCTTCCCTCTTTGTCTCTTCTGGATCGAAGACAAGATTGGCTGTGCTGTCCAATAACCCTTGGAATGTTTTGCCAAGCCCTGTGTCGTATCCGAGTTTTTCCGCAATAAGGTCAATTGTATCAAGAATAAGTCTGGTTGGCGCATTGATGAAATTCAATATGCCCAAGAGAATGTCCTTGTTCCTCTGTGCTGCGGCTATCTGTGATGTCGATTGTGCCTTGGATGTAGCAATGACTGCCTTCTGATTGTCAATTGCTGTCTGTAGTGCTGCAATCTTCAGATTGAGAATATCGCGCTCCGATTTCCCCTGTAGCTTGAGGATATTGTCCTGAGCATCCAGAGCATCTACATTGTCTTTGGATGCCTTCAGCCTTGCCTCCTGACTCTTCAGCAAGTCCTTGTCTTTTTTCGCTACGCCATCAATGGACAGATCAAGATTCTTGAACACTGCCACAAGAGCAGTCACACCGGCAATGATGACTCCGATTCCGAGTGCTGTGCCGATGGCTCTGGCTGCTCCGGCTGCTGTGGTGAATGCCGGTACTACCTTGGAATAGATGGTCTTGGGGATATCGCCCAATTGGAACTTGAGATCCTTCAGCCCTGCAATCCCCTGAGCGAATGCCATTGCGCCCTGCACTCTGACCATCTGCTTCTGAAGATCTTCCGATTCGCTTCCGAGAAGTGCCGCTGCTCCCTGTGCCGCTGCGAATCCATTGGCCATGGTGGAAGTGATGTTGGCAATCTGTTGGAATCGGTCTGGATGCAATCCGGCAATGGTAGCATTGACATCGTCCATCCTATCCTTCAGCTCTGCCACCCGTCTGGCTGCTGCCAATGTCCGCTGATCGGTCTCGCCAAATGCGGCTGCCAATCGCAGTGCCTCTTCCTTCGCTTCCCTGAGCTGTGCCTTGAATGATTTAACGCTCTGGTCTCCGGCCACCGAGGCTTGTACCTCAACCGGCTGTACTATCTTCTTTGCCATTAGATTTCTTGAATAAGATTGATGTTCCAATCCGCGCCATCCCATTGGATAGCTACGCGGAAATTGTCTCCTGATGATGGTGTGCCAAGGTCTGCCTGAGTATAATCGCCAATCCCCTTGAGCAAATTCTCTACTCCGCGAAAGTTCCGTGAATTGCTGCCGGTCTGCGATCCTGTCGCAAACTCCTTGGAAGGCTTGTCAAACCCATTCCGGAGATCAGGCCATCTGTCATTGTTATCGTCTTTCGCGTCCCATCCACCACCAGTCTTGCCGGTCTGTGCCGTGAATTGACTGCCTGTCTTCAGCTTCAGGAACTCACATTGCACCAATTCAGAACCTCCGACCGGGTAGTCTGTGATTTTATTCAGCCTGAAATACTGCCCATCAAAAAAGTATAGGTCACGGAATGACCATTTAGCCCATTGTGCCGGAGTGACATAGACCATGCATCGCACTATCTTGCTATTCCGGTCGGTGATCTCATTGATGTATTTCCTCCAATTCCGATTATAGAGATTGTTATTCGTGTATGTGATGCCTGCCGGAAGATTGATGTATTGCGGCATTCCGAAGTTCAAGTCTCTGGTCGGGCTAAATGGGTCATCCAGATGGCCTGCATGAGGATATCCATTCTCAATCAGTTCTGGATTGTGTGTAGAATATGGCGATGTAAACACATAGTCGGCCAATGTCCACTTCACATTGGTGATTTTCCCGCTCCAATAGAGCATCCTGATTTCTCCGGCTGTCTTGTCTTCCGATGCCATCGATGCAATCAGGTATTGACCTCCGGCATGGATGTATGGTGTAGATGCAATCTTGGTTTCAATCTTGCGCTCCTGAGTGATGAATTCATTGTCTACGATTATCCTGGTCTCTCCATATACCTTGCCGGTCGCTTTCGCATAGTCTTCAGAATCAATGTCCTTTCCTTGAGTCATTGTGAAGATGTACGGATTGCCATCCAATTCTCCCATGGGAATAATCTCCATTGGCTGCGACCGGTCAATCAATGTAGTCAAATCATGCACTACATCAGTCCTGTAGAATTCCGAGTATGGGGCAATGTATAGCTGTCCTGTGAGATCGGTCGGCTCAATGAAGAGATTATCCATCTTGATCAGATCGGAGATGAATCGGTCTTGAGTGACCTCACTTGCGCTAAATAGGCTGTTGAAATCCAATGTCATTCCAACACCGGTCACCGATTGCAGCCCTTCAATCTCTACTATGCTATTGGTCTTGACTGTTACCGTGAATGGGTCTGGAATTGTAGATGCTATACTGTTGCTGAAATCGTATACATTCTTGACAATGAGCTGTATTTCAGATCCTGATGCCGCTGTGCCAAGGTAGATGAATGAATTGATATCGAAGTTAGCACCGGTCAGCGGCTGATTGGTAGCGAATGCCGTGAAGAACCCGCGCTGCCTTCCTGCCACCAAAACTTGAAAGTCAATGGCAAGGACAGTGTAGGTAGTCGCGCTCAATCCGGTCACACTGACATCCAGGTCATACTTGGCCGAGAATTCTACTCCGCTGTTGGGGATGGAATACTTACCATTGACTGTGCTGTAATTGCTCCCATTGTCATAATAGCCTGTGCTGCTGTCATCATTGAAGATGACTGTGCCACCGACAGCCACTGTTGCATTGCTGCTCCTTCGCGCCCTGAGTGCGAATGTTGTCAATGTAGCTTCCGATATCTCCGGCTGCTTGGTAAATGGAACTACCCGGTCTTTGAATTCATCGGAATTGAAGAATGAATCTGATGTGTAGCTGTATCCGGCTTCTGTCATTATCCGGTCCACGATGTATTTGGCGTAGATGCAAGGTGTGAGGTCTGTCGCTCCCCATGCATTGAATGGCTTGTCATCGCGTCCCTTGTCAATCATCGCATATACATAGCCATCGGCTGCATTGTGATTCCAAGAATTCTTGATTGCCGTCCTGGTCAATGTGTGATTCAGACCGGAAAGGTCAATCTCGCTCATCCTCTTGTTGCGGATTTTCGCGAAGAAGTCCGCTGCCACACCATGCACACTTACCTCATACTCTATCTCTCCCTTCCGGATGATGGCGATATTGAGCAGCCTTACGAATCCGCGAATCTGCTCCACTTCATCTACTGTGATTCGCGCTGCTGCCTTCTTGTTGGGATTGAAATCCGGAGCGAATTGACTGCCGCTGTTCAGCTGCTCTTGGTTGATGTCGAAGATGTGACCGAAGATCTTGTTATTGTTCGATGTGCCTGGAATGCGGAAGGTCTTGCTCCAATCGGATGACCTCTTCTCCGGTTCGCGGATATCGGCAATCTCCCTGGTGATCAGCAAATCCTCATTCGCCATCAGGTCAATCTGGCGATTCTCAATAAATACCTGCATCATAGCCGCTGCCTCCGGTCCTTCAATGCTCTTTGAATCGTAACTGAGTATTGCACCAATCCATCACGATTGTATTTCCTTTCAAATTCAGCCCCGATGACAGTCACTTTTTCCAGAGCAGAGAAGCTACCCATGTACACCATAGGAGAGAATTGCAATTGCTCTATGAATTCCGCTTCGCTGTCGGTCAGGAAATCAGTGTTCAGAACCCATTGCTCTGTGAGCATCGTGTTGTAATTCGTGACTCCTCCTCTGCGATTGGAATAAGCATAGCTGCCTGTGCTGTATTGGAAAGAATCCTGCTCGTAGGTCTTTTTATCAGCATTCAATGTCCTGATGGTTCGCTTCCGGAAGGTATAGCTGTCGTATCCTCCCAATGTGTTCAGGAAGTGAAGTGTGACCGGATCATATTTGGAACATTCTTCCACCAGGTTAAATCGCAGAGTCTCGCTTGCCTTCCCTGCGTATCCGGATGGATAGCATTGTAGAGTATAGTAGGCAGGCACACTGCTGCCCAAGGTAAACCCGATGTTGTCGAATTCGCAGTCTATCGCCAACAGCCTGGAGCGATAGTCGGCATAGGTGTGAGTCTTCAGCTCCGTATCAATCAGAGTGCCTGCCGCTGTGTATGCCTTAAATTCGAAGACCTTGTTTGCCGTATCCGTTCCAAACAATGCAGTCACCGAATGCTGCTCTGCTGCCTGGACAGTCCTTGGCCGGATATCGGTCAGGAACTTTGCTCCGGCTGTGCCTCCGGAAGCAGTCAGATAGTCTGCCACATTGAATGAATTCCATTCGGAGATTGGAAGACAGGCATCCCAAGAATACTTGGAAGAAGTGTTGACCACTCCGGTGGATTCGGTGATGACTCCGCTGCCGGATTCGTATCCGAACTTACCGCGCCATTCCACTATCCTTGGCTGCTTGGAAATTCCGGCTGATGGCGGTTCAAAATCATTCCCAACATAGGAAGCTATGATTTCAGTGATATTGAAGACTGCCTCATTCTGGCTGCTTCCGTACCTGATTGGTGCTTTGAGTTTTGCCTGAATCGTGCCGTCTACCTCTACCTCGCAGAGATAGCGGAAATTGGCTGCTCCGGTGATGGCTGTGTTGGATTCGCGAACCACGAAGGACAGCGGATTGAATGCAGCCGAATACTCCGATGGCTGCTGCTCTAATGTGTAGGCCATTACTAATAATGTACCATGGCCGGAATCGTTCCCAAAAGCAAAAGGGAAGATTGCTCTTCCCTCTGCCGTCAACCCTTTGTTTCATGCGGCACAAATTACTCACTAATCCGCTCCGGAGATCTCCTCCGGCAGCATTCGGGGCGGTTTGTGGTCGGGGCTGGACTCGAACCAGTTGCACTTACTGTGCGTTTACCCTTACGCCACCCGACCATTTGCCGTCTTTCCGGCTGTCAAGCTCCCTCCTCCGGGGCTAATCCTTTACGTGTGAAATATTCCACAACCCTCTTGCAGAAAGATTCAACCCTTACACTTTCCGCTGTCAGTGGCTGTCCCGGCAATCTGTTGAATCCGTCGCAGTTTTCCCACAACATCTCACACACCTTCTCTTGCAATACGGTTTGCAGAATCTTGTGAAAGTCTGGTTTTTGTTTTCCCATAATCAGGCCCCCTCTTCCGGGGCTAATATCTCACGCGATTTCACTGCCTGCTCAAACCCATCCACAACCTGAAGCAATGTAAGATTTTTGTTGCCGACGGTAAAAAGGCAATGGCCCATGTGTGCGAAGTATCGCTTATCCGCCGTCCAATGCCTGTCAAACGGCGTTGTGCGTTCGCTGTGCGAATAGCGGGCCACCGTCCACTCCTGCGGGTCTTCGCCGTCCCAAAATGCGTACAGGTTGCCGGGGGTAAAGCCGGGCATGGTGTAGCTGCCCTGCATAGCTGCGATTTCTTCGATGGTCATGATCTGGTCTAATTCTGCAAGTGATATTTCAGGGATGGCGGGGTGTTTGCCTTCATCTACATCTCGCCAAAAATCCCAACCTTCAGGCGTGTAATCAAATTCAAATGCGTCAATCAGAAAATCTTCCTTTTCATTTTTGCCTTCATACTGCGGCTGCCTCTCCCGCAACTGCGCAAGGCTGCGGTATGGTTCTGGTAGTTCGCTGATTTTCATGCCTTAATCGCAAGCGTGTCCTTTCCCGCTGTGTATCGTGCGCCCTCGATAAGTTCGCCGTCTTCGCTTACGGCCTGCGTGCCGAACTTCAGGTACATTTCAGCAGCCGCCTTGGCGCGTTCCTCGATGGCGGAAAGATTCGCCTTCGCTTCCGCCCATTGCTTAACGCCTTTGTAATCCCAGCGGCCAGCAGCGGCTTTCTTCTGCACCTCGACGCCCATGTATTTGAAAGTCTTCTCACCCCACTTGTCAGCCTCAGCCAGCGCGTTGTCCTTCAGTAGGTTCTTGAAGTCTTCAGCGGCCTTCGCAATGCGGTCGAATGCAATGTAAGCCGCAAGCGCGTCGATGTTGCCGCCCTCCCATGTCTGGTAAAGGCGGGTCAGTTCGTTCATGGCTGGCACTCCGTGTGCCAGCTCCTCAAGTTCGGTGTATGTTTGATTTTCCATAGGTGCAAGTTTACGAATCGTCATCGGTTAAGTCAAGCACCCTCCTGCGGAGCAAGTATCTCAATGTGGGCAGGACAGCCTTTTCGCCATGCGCCCAATCGGCCCATGTGTGCGAAATACTTCCTGCCTTCCGTCCAATGTCGGTCGAAAGGTGTGGTGCGTTCGCTGTGCGAATAGCGGGCCACCGTCCACTCTTCCGGATCTTCTCCATCCCAAAATGCCACAAGGTCACCGATATCGAATCCGTCCTTGATGTAGGTTCCTGGCATGGCTCTGATTTCTTCAATCCTCATGTAAATCCAATCCTGCCTTATACACTTCAGACTCTCGCAGCCATTCCATTGCCTCATGCGCTGTCACCATCTGAATGAGGATGCCATCCAGATTGATAGAGTCATTGTGAATCTCCTGCCTTGCCTCCGGCTCATATCCAAATTCATCAATGATACCATCCCATGATTGTGCCTCTGAGATATTGTGATTGCGGATGTGAATGAAATAGTTTGGGTCAGTGTGTTCGCTCATGTGAAGATATGCGTATGGATAGACCGAATGCAATTCCTTCTGGCTTCCGATGATTATGAAGTGAATGTCCTTACTCATTGCTCAATCTTGATCATTCCCCACAGGATGGATATCTTCTTCTTCGATGTCTGAGGCTTGTCAGTGTTAGGCTTGTTAGGGTTAGCATCTGAAATCAATGGCCTTATCTTCTTCTCTTCCTGCATTCTGCGCAGCTTGTTGTTCATGCGAAGAATCCGGATTGCATCCTTCCGCGGATCATTGCTCATCACCTTGTAAATACCATAGCCGGTTGCAGGAATTGCCACTCCTGTCTCAATCCATCCTTTAATGTTATGTTGAAGATTGGCTTCCCTCAGTGTTTTTGACAACACAATGGATTGGCCATTATACATCTTGATGATCTCTTCATATTTGCGAATGGAAGTCTTATTGGTCCTCATCACTTGATTGCTATAATGTCTGATCCTGGAGTAAATGATGCACCTTCCAATACTTCGCCATCCTCAGATACAGCCTGAGAATTAAACTGCTGCATCTTGTACACTGCCTTGGCCTTTGCTGATGGCTTGACGATTTCCTTCAGGCCGTCAATGTGCCGGCTCAGTCTGGTGAGAGTGATGTAGAATGCGAGTGCATCCATATTCCCATCGCTGTGAAATTTGTGCAGCTCATCAATCGCGTTATGGATTGGAATGCCGCTTGCGAATTCTTCAATCTGTGACATAGTGTTTAGATTAGGTCAGCAAATGTACATCTATCCGGCATCTTGTCATACCTTTCTACCACAATCGCACGGCATTATTACCGAATCACATTGTATTTTTACCGAGTCACAAGAATCTCGGAGAATATCATTACGCGATCAAGATTCACATTGTGTAGACTGCCATGATTGGCGCAATACTCTGCATTCGGTCTGCCATCCAATTCCCCTGCCATAGCCTGATATAGTCGCTCCTTCCATTCCCTGGTCGTTCGCGCATGGTAGACACCGGCTGATGGATGGTCCTTATATGGACCGAACTCGGAAGCAATGACCGGAATTGAATATGCTCCAGCTTCCTTAATCTTCAGATCGCTCTTGCAATTGTTGAAACCATTGCTGATGATTGGCGCAATTGCCACATCTATCTCGCTGTATCGGATTCCGTATTGCGATGGATGCACACCAGGCTTGAGTTTCATCCAATCAGGATGGCCAACAGGTGCTAACTCATATCCGATCGCTGTCCATTCCTTGTCGGATGGATCGTATCCGCACAGATGAAATTCGCTTCCTGTCTCTTCACAGAATTCCCTGACTGCCTGTGTCACAATCATCAGGTCATATCGGTGTGACCGGCTTCCAATGTAGCCTACTCGGAAGGTAGGTGATGGCTTACGATCTATATTCCATTGTAGGTCTGTCAGATTCAATGCATTCGGCACAACATAGGTGTTGCGATTAATCTTCAGCACTTCCTTGGCCAATCTGTCATTTTCGCAAATCACAGCATCGGCATTGAACAATGCCTTCTGAATCTTCGTAGACAGCTGCCTTGCTTCCCATTCATGGTAGGCAGGATTGTAGCGATTCAGCCGCCAATGGTCATCCATGTCCACGATGAATGGAATGCTCAGCTCATTGAGTATGCGGATCACCTGATCCTGTGGTTCGGCCAAAGTGCCATTCCAGATGACCAGGTCATATTTTGACAAGTCAGGCAATGGCCGGTATTGGCCTTTATCATCGCGCGGAGTCCAGACATCTATATCTGCGAATCCGCGCAACATCAGGTCACAAGTTCGCCAATGACGCGAAGATATGGATGGAACTTACGGCAATACTCTTCTGCCTTCTGGAACGAGATGGCCTCAATCCTTGGACCGGCATAGGTCTTCAGATCGCCATCGAATAAGTCCTTGGCGATAAATTCGGTAAGGTATAGATTCATTCTAACTTGGTCTTGTAGTGTTCGGTGGTTTTGGCAGATGCATCCAATGAGTTACATCTCCGTGCAATTCGTTAGGGTGGTGTTCGTCATCGCATCCAATGTAACGCCATTCCAATTCCCCGTTTACTTCAACAAGAAATCCGGCTGACACACTTACACCGTCCGTCAGCAATACAACGTGACTTAAATCGGGGTTGTGCTTTTCGTTATCCTTAATCCAGTTATTCATTCCAGTTTTGATTTATAATGTTGGGTGATGCGCTCCATCATATGCTCATAGTACATCGTGAAGGATGCAAACGATTCATCATTCTGCTCCCAATTGCGATACAGCACAGCTCTCAGTCTTTGGCCTGGAGTCTTGCCGGTCAGCTCTTGGTCTGCCTTCAGTTCCTCCAATAGCTGCTGCTCCTCTTCATGGAAATGCTCCGGCTTGATGGCAAGATAGCACAGCTGCTGATTCATGGTGAGCAGTGCCGCTGCCTTGTCAGGTGACATCTCCTGAGTGCCAAAGGATACCTTCCAGGTCCGGTCCTTCCGGCTGACTATGCTTTCAACGATTGCCGGAAGTATGATCATCAATCAGCCAATTAAGGTATACCTGTGCTTTCCGCAGATCTTCAATCAATCCCTTCTTCTCGTAACGCCAAACATACTTGAGGATGTTCCCCTTGATGTAGCCCCGATATGCTTCCTGACTCATGCTTGCCTTGATGGCATCGATACATTCAACAGCACCTTTGTAATGGTCTGGATCGTGACTCATGACAGATTCATGGTTACAGTGATTTCCCCTTCATGCTCAATCACTTGCTTATCGCGCCATCCCTCATTGCACTTGAGATCGAAGATCAATCCGGTGGTATTGCCTTCGCCATTCAGCAGTGCAATCTTCTTCCGAGCAGTGATATCGGCCTTGATACTTTTTAATGTGTCGGAAAATTCTGGATATTCTTCATACTCCCATAGGCTTGTGGCCATCATTCCGAGAGAATGCGCGAATCCCTCCACTGTCGGCACAATGGGTTTTGGCACATTGGTGAGAGTGCCTTTATTATTCAGTGTACCCACAGTGTGAGATGCACATTTGTCAATGTATTCCAGGTAGGATTCAATCATCACTGTTGGGCTTTGAACCTTACGCGGTCGGCCTACCTTATTTTTTTCTTCGCTCATCTACGATTTGTCTTAGATAGTCTTTGGATAATGCTGTGCCAAAGTCTGCCTCATGGTGACAGACTCTGCATAGGGCAATGAGGTTGTCCGGAGTATCTCTGAATTTGCTACCTCCCATGCCTCTTGGCTGAATGTGATGGATGTCCACAGCCGATTGGCCGCACACTTCACAGGGAATGAAGTCATCCTTGCTCAGCCTCCGGTCCTGTAAATAAATCCTCAAGTGTGCTTTCATCGTGCTGCTCCTTCTGGAAGATGACCTCAATACTGAATTCCCCATTGTTATG